GAGGGTATGCGAAGTTTGTGCAACCTCCATAGCAAAACAGGCATTGGAAGTTCTGGAGAATATCTCCCCTCGGAGACAGACAGGCAAGTTGGACTTGGATGCCTTGGGTTAGCAAACCTACTAAGGCAAAACAACATCACCTATGAACAGTTTGGTGATGCACTACAAGCAGTAAATGATGGTATACCTGGACTAGGTACAGCTGGATTATTAGCTGCAGAATTTTATAAAGGCATTCAGGGTGCGGCTGAAGTTGCTAGAGAATTTAATATGGAGAGAGCATTCGCTATAGCTCCTACCGCAAGCTGTTCATATCGCAGTAAAGACAGAGAAGGCTTTACTTGCACACCTGAAATAGCACCTCCTATAGCTCGGAGTGTAGATAGAGACTCAGGTACATTTGGTGTACAAACATATGAATATGGTGATGTAGAAATCGCCTCAGAGGTTGGTTGGGATGCCTATAGAAAGGTAGTTGACCAACTAATGTATATGTTTAATCACACAGGGCTTCTTCATGGATATAGCTTCAACTCTTGGAGTGATGTTGTAACCTACGACGAACAGTTCGTTGAAGAGTGGCTAGATAGTCCCCAAACTTCACTATATTATTCTCTACAAGTGATGGGAGACACACAAGATAAGTCAAGTGCATATGCAGCTTTAGATGAAGATGATGTCCAAGATTACTTGCAGGGGATTCTTAAAAACGAACCCGAATGCGATTGTCAAGAATGAATCCTTATGAGAAGTTACTCAATAGAAAGAGAACATGGACACCCGTCCAAACAACAGCTGGGAAGCTTAAATCTGGAGCTGAAGAGACCATCTACCGTGCTCTCGCAATACGCCATATGGAGCTACCAGTTGGCGAGTTTATTGCAGAATCACTTGAAAAAGAGGTTCCCGAATCTGCACGGACTTTATTAGAGTCCAATGTCAAGGATGAGATCAGACATGATCTCGCTCTTGGCTACATAACCAACGCTATAGGCGTTGATGAGAAGTCTGAGAAAGAGGCTTTTCTATTAAGGGATGCGTGGGAAGCACATCCTGACCACATGATTACAAAAGCTTTAGTTATAGAACGTGCTATTTTCTTTGTACTTTTGCCTTTTTTTAGGTTTAATGGCGATGCTGGTCTCAGAACGGTATCAGCTGATATTTCCAGAGACGAACAAATACACGTGGCCACTAATAGTCTCGTATGTGCTGATATGGGTCTTACTCCTAGTCAATCTCTGGATAAACTTAGGAAAGCCACGATTAACTGGATCATGGAGCCATTAGGTAAGAATACCTATGGCGATAAATATTTAAGCAAAAAATTCTGGCTGGATTCAAGCGATAACCTTATGTATAACGGCAAAGCTCCAGAGCTTTCTGAGACTAAGTCAGCTCGGATGCCAGCGTTCTTTGAACATAGTAATGTCAATCTCCCTCAATACTCTTAAGTTACATAACCAAAGACTGGATGAATTCGTAACAAGATTAGAAGACAACTTTAGCTGGAGACCAGTCACTCCAGCTGATTCAATAGAAACAATTATGTATAGAGCTGGTCAAGCCAGTGTCATTGAATATATGAAATCAATCATGGAGGATGAAATCTAATGTGTATAGGACCACTGGCACCAAAGATGCCTAAGATGCCTAAGCCAGTTGCACAACCAATACAAAAGCCACTGCCTCAGCCTGAGGAATTGAAAGCACCTGAGCCTTTAACAACTGAAGAGGATGCAGAACCAAAAGTTAAATTAGCTAAATCAAAAAGAGAATCTCTAGGTACTAGAGCTAAGAGTCCATCATCACGTTTCACTTCTCCAATATCTACTGGGTATAAGGGACAAGGAGGGTTGAACTTATGAATGCAAGGGAAAGGTACAACAGATTAAGTACTTCTAGATCTGATTATCTAGATGCTGCTGTTGATTGTTCAAAGCTCACCCTTCCTTACTTAATTCAAGACGACAATAACTTTAAAAGAAGCTACGCTAAACTTGTTAAACCATGGCAAAGCGTAGGAGCCAAGTCAGTTGTGAACTTAGCATCAAAATTGATGTTAGCTTTACTGCCACCACAGACTACTTTTTTTAAACTACAAGTTAGAGACGATAAACTTGGTGAAGAATTACCAGCTGAAGTTAGAAGTGAACTAGACCTTTCATTCTCCAAGATGGAGAGAATGGTTATGGATTACATCAATGCTTCTAGCGATAGAGTTGTTGTCCATCAAGCGATTAAACATTTAATCGTCGGAGGTAACGCACTTATCTTTATGGGTAAGGATGGCTTAAAGCACTTCCCTCTATCAAGGTATGTAGTCAACAGGGATGGTAATGGGAATGTATTAGAGATAGTAACTAAAGAACTTATAGATAAAAAGCTTCTGGAATACCCGCTACCAGAACTTAAGGAACCAAACCATACAATGGATGATTCCACTAGCGGAGAAAGTGATGACGTAGAAGTGTACACATACGTCCGATTGGATGAGAAGAGTGGTCGCTGGACCTGGCATCAGGAATGTCATGACATGATACTTCCTGGTAGTCGTAGCACAGCACCCAAGAATACCTCACCATGGTTGGTACTGAGATGGAACACAGTTGATGGAGAAGATTACGGAAGAGGAAGAGTAGAAGAATTCTTGGGAGATCTTAAATCCCTAGAAGCCTTATCCCAAGCTCTAGTAGAAGGGTCAAGTGCTGCAGCTAAGGTTGTATTTCTAGTCTCACCTTCCTCAACCACGAAGCCAGGAACCCTTGCAAAAGCTGGTAATGGAGCAATCATTCAAGGGAGACCAGATGATGTAGCTGTAATACAAGTTGGTAAAACTGCTGACTTCAGAACAGCTAACGAAATGGCAACGGTCTTAGAGAGAAGAATAGGTGAAGCCTTCATGCAAATGATGACAAGGCAAGCCGAAAGAGTTACAGCTGAGGAGGTACGCCTTACTCAGATGGAATTAGAAGCTCAGTTAGGAGGTCTATTTAGTCTACTAACAGTTGAGTTCTTAGTTCCTTATTTAAATAGAACACTACTAGTACTACAACGTAGTGGTCAGCTACCTAAGATACCTAAAGATATGGTACGTCCGCAGATAGTAGCTGGTGTGAATGCTTTAGGTAGAGGACAAGATAGAGAAAGCCTTACAGCATTTATCACAACTATTGCACAGACACTTGGTCCAGAAGCATTGATGCAATACATACAACCTTCAGAAGCTATCAAACGTTTAGCAGCTGCACAAGGTATAGATGTATTGAACTTAGTTAAGACTGAGAATCAATTACAGGAAGAAGCACAGCAGAAACAACAACAAGCTGCTCAACAATCCTTAGTAGATCAAGCTGGTCAGCTAGCTGGTGCTCCAATGATGGATCCTAGTAAGAACCCTGAAGCAATGGAACAAATACAACAACCACCTGAAGAAATTTAAATGGCAGAAACACTTACCTATGATGCAGGTACTGATACAGTTACCACTAGTGAGAACCTAACACCTGAAGAGCAAGACTCTTTAAAAGTTGGTGAAGAGATGGAAGCACAGCAAGAACAATTACTTGCTGGTAAATATAAAGATGCAAAAGAATTAGAGGATGCTTATATAGAGCTGCAAAAGAAGCTAGGTTCTGATGAACCAGCTGAGGAAACTACTGCAGAAGAAACAAAAGAGGAACCAGAAGCGTCACCACAAGTAAGTCTTATTACTGATGCAAGTAATGAGTATGAACAAAATGGTGAACTCTCTCCTGAGACCATGCAAAAGTTTACTGAGATGAGCAGTGCTGATCTTGTTAATGCTTACATGGAGATTCAAAAGAATGCACCTCAACAACAAACAGAATCAGCTGATCTAACAGATGCTGAGGTGAATACAATTAAGAACTCAGCTGGAGGTGATAAGGCTTATGAAAGTCTTATCTCTTGGGTATCTGATAATTTACCTAAGAATCAAGTAGATGCTTTTGATAACTTAGTTGAAAGTGGAAATGTACAAGCTATTCAATTAGCAGTGCAAGGACTTAAGGCTAGCTATGATGAAGCTAATGGTTATGAAGGTAGGATGTTACAAGGTAAACCAGCCAAATCAGCTGGTGATGTATTCCGTAGTCAACCTGAACTTGTAGAAGCAATGGCTGACCCACGTTATGATAATGACCCTGCATATAGGAGGGATATTATGGATAAACTTAGCCGTTCTGATATGAACTTTTAATCATGCTCAATAAAATAAAGTTAAAAGTAGATAAGGAGATAAAAAAGAAAACACCCAAGAGGACTAAACAACTTTACCGAACTCAAGTAGATGTAGGTATGATGACTAAAAAGAAATACGAAGAGCTAACAGGCGAACCGTTCTAGGTAGACACGGCGACCTGACAGTTCATCATCGCCGTTCACCTATCTTTCAATTCAATGACTACAACTACCGAATACGGTAAGCAAAATATCTTTGCAAAAGAAACACCTCCTCGTCTAATGAACGAACAAGAACAAAACTTTTTATTAGAGCAAGCTGAAAGAACTAATGGTCAACTAGCCATGGTTGGATTCGTTGCTGCAATAGGAGCATACATAACTACTGGACAAATCATTCCAGGTATATTTTAAACCCTTTTTATAAATGACTACAGCCACATTAACCAAACCAACTAACAACTGGCAGCGTTTCTGTGACTGGACAACGAGCACTGACAACCGCATATATGTAGGTTGGTTTGGTGTTCTTATGATCCCTGCACTATTAACCGCTGCAACAGCATTTATTATAGCTTTTATAGCTGCACCACCAGTTGACATAGATGGTATTCGTGAACCCGTAGCTGGCTCTTTACTCTATGGAAACAACATCATCTCGGGAGCGATTGTCCCGTCAAGCAACGCAATCGGTCTTCACTTCTACCCAATCTGGGAAGCTGCAACCCTCGACGA